TCAACCAGTTGCGCCAGCCCTTGGTCCACTCACGAGGCCAGAGCAATTCTTCTTCAACCAACGCCCCACGCGCAAAGAGTTCCGAGGCAGAGATCCTTTTGCTTTCGTCTTCTTTGTATTCCATGAACTTGGTGCGGTGGTTCAATGACGTGGTAAATGATCCTGGCTGCACCCACACTGGCACGCAGTAATGCGGCAGGTAAACCATGCCATCGAGCACGAACACCGGCTCTGGAGCCGTGTTCGCAAAGGCCTTACCATCGGCCTGTGATTTTGTCATGTAAATTTTCATGGTTACTCCTCAATGCGGGCTAAGAAAGCAGGTGGGTGGGCAAGATGTTCTGCATCATCGGCATCCAGCATCTCGATGAGCCGTGTTAAGTGGCGCACAAGCCGCCACTCGTGATGGTCCAGCGCTACTTTGATGACGTGGACAATGGCTTCGTGGTCCTTGGTCATAGCGACCTGCCTTGCAGCCGCTCGGCAACGAGTGTGGCGTAGCCCGCTATATCAAAATAGTGGTCAGCAATGTCTGCATTGCCGTTGATGATGCGAGCGATCTTAGTAAGGATCATGTCAAGCGCTTCAGCTTGATCATCAGCAAGGCGCTTGTTTCGTGCGCCAAGCTCCCTGTAGAGCACTGACTTAAACTCTTGCGCGGTCTTGGCAAGCGCAGCGAACGTGCCATATTGCAATGCGCGCTCTTGCAAAAGCGTATTGACACGCGGTTCCTGTACAGTCTTCTTGTGCTCCATGCCAAAAAGCGCGTCAATTCCAGGTTTGATGGCTTCAACGATCTGGGCGCGCTTTGACAAAGGCACGTTCTCGATCTTAGGCTTGCGTGGACCGAGCTTACGGCCTTTCAAGGGGGACGGCCCAAGCTTACGGCCTTTCAAGGGCGAAGGTTTCTTTGCTTTCATGATTCACTCTCCTGTTGAAAAAAGCGCTTTGTAGAAGGCCCATTTGGCCTTGTAGAAAGGATCCTCACTCGGTGGGATCCAGGTATCGCGTTGTTCGCGTTTAATGTTGACCGTTAAACCGACGCCTCGAAAACAATACTCGATCGCTTCGATCGGTTGGTTGTCAATATCCTTTGCACCACGTAGATCAAAACGCGTAAGCGTCTTGGCAGCGGGCTGTGTACGAAATCTTGCTAATGCATCGGACCCGGACTTCCATTGACGTTCTTCCATCTTCTTTCTCCTGTATTAAAAGGGTGCTTCCTCAACACCTTCAAGAACTATACGCCGTTTTTGCTGCTTTTTGTGCCACTGGATGATTTTTTTTCGTTCTTTTTCTGTTCTGAACGGCCACTTCATTTGTTCAGGACTGATAGGGAAGGGGTCAGTCTCCTTTTTCTTTGCGGTAGGCATTGTATTCCTTCAAAAGTTGTTCATGCATGGTGTGAAGCTTTTGCAAACGCTCATCCGTTTCTGCCCAACGCAGCTTCCAGATCCTCGCCGCTTCAATGTGGTTGACCGCGTACATAATAATGCGGGCGTCTTCCATATCAGTCATCTGCTCGGCCATCAGCCGAAGTCTGTCAGTTAAGTGTTGCATGGCACTTGGTCCTTGATCCGTTGTTCATCATTGCTACTCATCACTCTTTCTCCTTTCAGGGTTGTCAATCTTCCACGAGTATACGGAGACGTTCATACGGTAGTGGTACTCCAGCGCCCGTATCTCCTGCCGTAACCGATCCATTTTGTTCTGGTAATACACGATGTTTGCGTGCAGCCCTTCGCGCGAGAGCTGTTTGAGTTGTTCGATGGTTCTCAAGGATTTCATCCTCCAAAAGACAAATTGCTGATTCATCCAGCGCATCAAGTACATTGACACGGCCCCGCCGACTATCCGTGTGCTTAAGTTCAATCCACACAGAAGAAATATCTACTTGCTCAGGAAGACCTAACAAAGGCTTTTCTTCCAATAAATCGTACAGCACGCTCACCTCAAACGTCAGTGTCGTCGGATACTTTTGCATACATGTCCTCTTTCTCTGTGAACCTGCCTTTGGTGTCTCGTTTCTGCCGCCTGGAGATCTTCTCCTCGGCATAACGCTTCTCAACAATCGCAGCCTTAACAGGATCAATCTCCCGCAGCAGCAGGAAGTACTCTTCTTCCACCATCATCCCAAGCACACCGCCCAGGGACTGCTTGTAGTGATCGGCAACTTCACGAAGCATGGTGTATTGCTCCGTGCGAATACAAACTACCGACCAGGGCGTCTTACGTTCTGAGGGCGGCGTCTGCGGCTTCTTAACGACACGACGCTTGGCCTTACGTTTCTTGGGCTTAGGCTTTGGTTTAGGTTTAGGTTTTGGAGGATCGACGTAAATGCCCAGCTCACGCTGTTTTCTGCGTTGCTCATAAAACTCTTTGAACGTCGTAACAGGTTTGAATTGGCGAATAGCCTTTTCTTTAGCCTGTTCTTTACGTAATTGTGCTACCGCTCGTTTTAACGCATCCATCTTTCTGCTTTATAAAAGTGGGCCACACCGAAGTGTGGCCCTAAACTCAACAGTTGGGAGACTGTCGTCAGGAGTAAGGAGTCACCAAACACCTTCCACATGAAATTATGCCGCCTCTCCCCAACTTGGTCCAGTCTCTACATCAACCCGCGAAGGAACTTCCAGATCAACGGCAGTTGCCATGATATGAGCGGCGTCACGTGCTTCTTCAACCGTGTTAACCGACAGCGCAATTTCGTCATGAACCTGCAAAAGAATACGAAATCCTGCTTTATGTAATGCAACCATCGCAGCCTTGGTCTGGTCTGCCGCAGAACCTTGAATCAAACGGTTTAAACCTTTGTACGTCATCGCACGTCGAATGGGCTGTGGGCCATACTGCGCGGCAGCTTCTTCTTTAGGCAGGGCCTTGTGCAGCCCCCAGGCTACCGGTTCCCACAGATCAAAACGACACTTGCGTCCTAACAGGGTATGGATTGCGCCTTTAGAGCCACGGTGATTAATCTTGTTCATTACAGCATCGATCGTGCCGCGCAGAAAAGGCACCTTCTCATGGAAGGTACGCATCAACTCTTCGGCCTCTTCAACAGGTAGCTCAAGACTATTGGCAAGCTTGGCCTTGCCCATGCCGTACATAAGTCCTAAGCCGATGGTCTTAGCCTGTTTGCGTTTAATCCCTGCCAGATCAGCCACCATCTGGTGAAAGTCCGTATCAGGATTGTCGCGGTAGGCTTGGGCCATGTCCTCTGCACCGTTAAGCCCCAACCGTGTAGCGTAATGCACCAGGAGCCGTGGTTCTTGAGACGAGAAGTCATTGGCCGCCCATAGCTGACCCTGCTCGGGCAGGAAAAGCCCACGCACCATCGGACCGATGATCTCGTGTCTTGCAGGCACCTGCTGGAGATTGGGCTGCGACATCGATAACCTGCCTGAAACAGTGCCACCATCATCGGATCGGATTTGGTTGATATGCGGGTGGATGCGTCCGTCAACGACTGAACACTCCAGGTAGGGGCGAAGAAAGGTGTTATGGGTTTTATTAAACTCACGCGCCTCCACGATCTTCTTGCATATGGGATGCGCATGCATGGCAAGAAAGGACTTGGTAAAGCTTGGTGCGCCTTTTTCAGTACGTGGATATTGGATGCCTAAGTGGTCAAAGCCCTTTGCAATGCTTGCCGCAGCCCAAATGTCGATCGGATTGCCACAGGCTTGATGAAGCTCTTTGCGGATGTCCTCTTCGCGTTGACGCAGGTCTTCGATCAGCCTAGCGGCGCGATCCCGATCAAAGCGAATACCTTTTTGCGTGAGCTCCATGAGCACAGGAAAAAGCGACATCTCCAGATCGAAGATGGTCGTGAGATTGTCTTTGATCAAATGGATTTTGAACTGTTGCCAGAGCTTCAAAGCCAATGCAGCATCTTGCTCGGCATACTCGCCCACAAACATCGCAGGCAGTCGCCAGAGCTCTTTCTTTGGATGAACACCAAACTGCTTGGCAGCGTCTTTCAGGCCTTGTTCTGACTTAGCCTCTTTCAGATAATCAAAGCCTAATGAGCCTAGGGCATAGCTGAACCGGTTCTCATCGATAAGAGCTGCTGCAACCATGGTGTCAACGATTCGTCCCCGAACATCGAATCCGCTGGCGCGTAGCCAACCGATGTCGTAGGCTGCGTTGTGCATGATCTTGGTGGCGTCAGATTGCAGAACCCTTCGCATAAAACGCTCGACGATCCCTCGGTCAAGGTTGCCTCCAGCTTCATGCCGAACAGGGAAATAACCTGACCATCCCTCGACAGCAACGGCGTAGCCGACAACGTAACCGTCGTTTCTCGGCCATCCTGGTCCGTAAAGTTCCATATTTGGATCACAGGTTTCCAAGTCGATGGCGATTTCTTTTGCATCGGAGAGATCCGGGAAGGAGATGGGAGGTGTCCACTCCGGTACAGGAAATGTAGCAGAGGGTGTCTTCAAGGGTTTCACAATTTAAAAGCTCGATCGTAGTATTGAGGGCGTACTAAATGCAAGGATTTTCTTGTTCTTGTCAGCCCGACATACAGTAAACGATTGATGTCATCAGGATTACTCTGGTATTCCTGTGCTGATTTAGCACTTAGATCGGTCAATAAAAGCACATGGTCGGCCTCACCACCTTTGGCTGCGTGGATCGTGGACAGTTTGATCTGCGGCTTGTCCATGAGCCGTGTGCCACGGCGCAACAAAGCGATCACGTATTCACGCTTTTCATCAGGAATCTTGGTCAGTGCTTCATGCCAGATCAGCGTAGCTACTTGAGGGTTCAGCCCCCATTGTTCTTGCAGGATCTGCATGCTGTAGACGCCGTCTTCTGGCGCATTGGGAAGGCTCTTAAATCCACGCTTTACAGCGTTCGTAGGAAGATAACGATAGATCTGCTGGATCATCGTAAAGTTAAGTTCCCTGCCACTACGCAAAGCCTCCCAACCGAGCACCGCACTCAGGATACCCTCACTAATACTGCGCTGACCAAATCGCTCAAACAACAGCCCCTGGCTCTTGAGCCATCCATGAATGTCATTGAGCATGTAGTTAGCGGAAGCGAGTACAAGCCACTCGCCTTCTGACACATCGACCTCAAAGAAATGGTTATGAACGGCGACCTCGCCTTCTTCCTCACGCGATAACCAGTCCTTGTCCTGGCGATGCTTAATGCGCTTCACAATCCGATTAGCCAGTGCGTGGACCTTGGAGGGCACACGGTATGATTGCCCAAGCACGAGGATATCGCCTGGAAAAGTCATGAACGAGTCAACATCGGCCCCAGCCCAGTTGTAAATTGCTTGATCGTCATCGCCTGCCAACAACACGCGGTTAGAACGGTTAGCGAGATCCCGCACCATGTCCCATTGCAATCGCGATAAATCCTGGCATTCATCCACGATTAACACATCAAGCCTTGGCAAACGGTCAGGCTCAAGCACCATCATCTCTAAAAGATCGGTGAAGTCGTAGAGGGAGTTGGCAAGCTTATATTCTTTGTAGCCACGCGCGATGTAATCGAAGTAGTGCCATGAGATCGACATGCGGCTGCGGTTATAGTGCGTGAGCATGTCAACGCCGCGAATGCGCGCAAGGTTGATCTCGTTTAAAACAGGATTGTCTGCCTTGGTGGTGAAGTCCTCGTCATTCAAATCCTCTGCGGCAATAACAAGACCAAACTTCTTGGCGAACTCGTTATAGTTTGCTGCCTTCATCATCTCGCTGCCGGTCATGCCCAGGCAACGGAACGCGAGTGAGTGCAGGGTTCGAAACCACGGAAAATCTTTCTCGACGTTCAAGTGCGGAAAGCGCTTGACGGCCCGTTCTTTGGCCTCGTATGCCGCCTTTCTGGTGAAGGCGAAGTAACCGATCTTCATGGGCTCGGTCTTCGCTTCTAGCTCTAACTCGACCTGACTTAAAAGGTACGTAGTCTTCCCCGTCCCTGGGGGCCCAAATACTTTCAGTATGCTCACTTTCAATCTCCCACGGTTCTATAGAGGCTCATCCATCAGAACGGACTCTCTTTCGCTAGTTTAGGTACGTCAAAAGGCGCATCTTGTTTGTTAAAACACGGCACCGACCATGCGCGAACAGAACGTCCTTTGAGGAACAAGGACACCGGCTCACCGCCAAGATCACGTAATCGCTGTGCCATCTTAGGTGCTGTCATGCCCCGAAAGTTATTGCGCGATAAATGGTCCTCAAGGTCTTTAATGCGAAAGTAAACACGTTGTTCCTCATCGCTCGTCCAAGGACGTCCCAAGAGCAATTCATCACGGTCCATGGCCTGTTGCATGTGTGTGGTGAATTCCTCCAACAGATCAACAAAGCGTCCACCAAAGGTGGTGTCTTCAGAAGCTTCATGAATCTGCTCTAACTCGACCATTTCGCGCAACAAACTGTTGAGCAGTTGCTCCCAATCCTGTTTGCGTAGCGTCGGGGGTAAGAGGTTGATCCTCTCCATGCACGCTTTTTGGAACGCCGCTTGGTTGAAGAGACTCTCCGTATCGAGCTCAACCCGCCTTCCGTTGATATCCAGGAACCATAGTGGAGGCTCACTGTTGTACTTGGAGAGGGCAGACATTTGAGGAGAATCAGGGCCATCGGCACCAATGCCAAACTTGCGAGTACGACAAAGACCAGCATTGCAAAATGAATTAATCGGCGCATCTTTACACTTGTACTTATATTCTTTTTTGTTGTGTTGCTTAACGATGACTTGGAACTCTTGCAGCCCTAACGGAGGCTCAAAGTACTTCTGGTTATGGTCCATGAGCTTGTCTTCCCAATTCGTGGGAAAGGCGCGCTTGAGATAGATACCGATGTTAAAAAGGCCATTGTTCCTTGTGCCTTCAGGAAAGCCCTGTGTGCAAAGTGCCTGGAGGCATGGCGGGCCATCCTTGATCGGCTGCTCGACCTTAGCTGGCGCGTTGGGTATGTCCAGCGGTGACGTCTGCGCGTTGGCCTCATAAAGCTCATAGAACTCTTCAAGCGTAGCCGCTGTGCCATCGCTCTTAATGGCATAACGCAATGTTTCATCACTGCCGTGATAGGGCAGGTTCAGGAAGTTCCCGGTGTCACCGCGATCAACAAGGATCTCACTTTGCTTAGGGAAGATCTCGCGACCTGACTCACCAAGCATGGCGGCAGCAGCACCCAGGTAATGACGCATGTCGGCTGCTGGAACTGGCGTTTTAGTGAAAAGAAACACATGTGCGCCGCCCGACTTACTGCGACAGACCACTAAAGGCAGTTTGAGCTCCGCTATCTTTTCCACCAATGCTCGATGGTCCAGCGGATACTGATCAATATCAATGCAACCCCAGCTGCAAGTGTTATCAGCACGAATAGGAATAATACCAAGGGAAGGCTCAACACCGTCAAGATGCTTGACCCAAAGCTCGTCCACGGGCGGTTGACGCACCACCATGGCTTTCCCGGCCTGCTTTCCATCCTGTCTCGCCTTCTCAATACGATAAGTGCCATAGGCAATGTCTAACCCTGCAAAGATAGCTTTGAAACGCGTGATATCAGTCATTCTTCTTTCTCGAAAAAGGGCTACTCACGAACCGCGCTTTCGCCCTAGGCTACATCAGAAATGTGAGTGTTCGGCCTCGACCTTCTCGGTCTCATGCTTTACTTGCACTTCACCCTGTTTCACCGAGTCAGCAAATTGCTTTGCTGCGGCATAAACATGAGCCCATTCATCGGGAATGGTTCCGATGCGTTCGATCTCCCAACCAAACCAATTACCCTTGTCGTTGGACTCCTTCACCGAAGTCAGCCGATACAACTGGCTGTACACGGGCGGTGTGAAAAGACCGTTCCTGCCCTGTATCTTCACAGCCATCATCATGCTGTTCCACTTGCGACTCTTTTTGAGCTGCGTGGACTTGAGCGTGATCAATGCAGGCGAGGGAGTGCCTGTTTTGTCAACGATCATCACATAGTGATTGGCCGTGTTCTCGATGTAGTTACCATTATCGAGATAGTCCTTGTTGTCGCCTTGCACGCGGTGCGTGCGACTGAGGACGTCGCTGGTTGCAGCATGAATGGAAACAGGTCCACCCGAGCCACTTCCGCGTGGTGCCCATTCAACGTAAACACGCTGATAGGCTACCGGTACAACGGTGATGCCTTCTTTGCCGTCGTAAAGCTCACCAGTTACTGAGTTATAAAACATACCAGGACGTGCGCCTTCCACGTCGTTGATCTCGGGTGAGTTGGAAACCAGAAGCCGCAGAAAAGGAAGCGCAAAGTCATCCTTACTCATGTGCTCCAGGCCAGCACCAGCATCTTCCTCAAGTGAAGACATCAGCGCCAGGGCGGTGCCGGTTGTTTTAACGGCGATATCGGTTACAGATCCTTTAGCCATGATACATGGTCCTTTAGTCGTGATTATTTAAAGACTGCTTTTTGGCCAACAAAGACGCCGAAGAGTTCTGACGGCACTTCGTTGCCACGTTGCAGTTGTTCACGAACCCAGGCCTTGAGGGTCTGAGGTTCGACTTTCTCGGCTTGATCGTAGCGAAAGCCACTCTCAACGAGTAAGTTCTTTAGGCGAGCACAGAGCTCGTCTTCGTTGCGTCCAAACTGAACGCTCACGGTGTTCTTGATCAGGTCATCATGCCCGTACTGGCGCAGCCATTCAAACGCTTCAGCCTTGCGTTCCTTGCTGATCGATGCGCCGTAAAAAGGCTTGATCTCGATCTTACTGCCGTCGTCCATGGTAAAGCCCTTCAGGCTCATCTCTGCAAAGGCTTCGGGAAGCGTCTCTTCCGTTAGGGTACGGTAGTTGTTCTGACGCTCAGTCAACGTGTCTTCCAGTTCCTTGATTTCCAACTCAAGCATCTTGGCACGCTTGGCGAGTGCGGCAATGCCTGAAAGCTCATCATCCTTAACGGTCAACGCCTCAGCGTCTTTTTCAAACAGATTCGTAATCATCAATTTCTCCTTTCTTGAGAGACCTAGCATACCTTAAATCAATCTGGATCGGAATGTAACGTCTTTCAAAACGATCCCACTTTAAACATTTATAACGTCCGTTGTTTCTGGACGCTGCAACAGCACTTACAATACTGATAGCGGTCGGGTCACCGATGAACAACAGGTAGTCCTCATCCGTAAAGTTCTCAAGCTTACGCTGAATGCGTGCAACCGTAGGCGCTGGAGAAAAGGCAATCTGCACATTCCCTGGTAACAGCACTTCAATCTTCCCGTAATCCAACGCGCTTGTGATGTTGTGCTGGCCGGTTTCAGTGACGACATAGACTTTTGACAAGTGTCTTTCTCCTTTCTTTGACAGAGGCTTTACTGTACACTCTGTTTTCGAGACATGCAAGTCTCGCAAGAAAGGAGAAACCATGGACGAGCGTTTTCTTGAGACGTATCGCTATAGAAATCAACCTTATGCGCACCAGAAAGCCTACCTGCAACGCTTCTGGGAACGCCCTGTAGCAGCCCTCTTTGCCGACATGGGCACGGGCAAAAGCTACATGCTCATCAACAATATAGCAATGCTTTACGATGTGGGTCACATCAATGCAGCCGTGATCATTGCGCCTAAAGGCGTCTACCGTAATTGGGTACAGCTTGAGATCCCCAAGCACATGCCTGACCATGTGGTTTATCGCATGGCGTTATGGTCGCCATCACCCAAAAAGGCCGAAAAGCAGGCCCTTGATGCGTTGTTCGATCGCACAGAAGATCTTAAGATCTTCGTGATCAACGTGGAAGCGCTCTCCACCAAGCGTGGCACGGACTATGTCAAAAAGTTTTTACTCTGCCATAAGTCAATGCTTGCCGTTGACGAAAGCACCACGATCAAATCACCGACCGCCGAGCGGTCAAAAAACATCGTTAAGCTTGGCAAAGCCTCCGAATATCGGCGGATTATGACCGGCTCACCGATCACAAGAAATCCCATGGATCTCTTTCAGCAGTGCAACTTCTTGCACCCCAAGTGCCTGGACGTTGAAAGCTTTTATGCTTTCCAGAACCGTTATACCGTGGTTGTTGAACGCTCGCTTGGCTCACATACCTTTCGTCAGGTTGTGGGTTACAGAAGACTGGAAGAGCTGACGGAAAAGCTCACGCGCTTTTCATTTCGTGTGACCAAGGAAGAATGCCTGGACCTGCCCGCTAAGATTTTTGTGCGCCGCGAGGTGGAGCTTACGCCCGAACAATCTAAGGCTTATGGTGAAATGACCACCTTTGCTTTGGCGCAGTTATCCAAAGGCGTAGCCACGACAGTCAATGTGCTCACGCAGCTGATGCGGCTGCATCAAATTGTCTGCGGCTTTATCAAACTTGATAACGATGAGATTCAAGAGCTGCCAAACAATCGCATCCAGGAACTGCTCAACGTGGTTGAGGAGACCAATGGCAAGATCATCATCTGGGCAACCTATCGTCACGATATCGAAAAGATCCAGCTCGCACTGCAAAAGCTCTACGGCATGGATACTGTGGGTACGTATTACGGGCAGACGCCTGCCGATGTGCGTCAGGAAGTGATTGAGCGGTTTCAGAATCCTGACGACAAGATGCGGTTTTTTGTTGGCAACCCTTCTACCGGTGGCTATGGTATTACGCTCACCGCGGCCAACACCGTCATTTACTATAGCAATAGCTTTGACCTGGAAAAACGCCTGCAATCCGAGGACCGTGCGCACCGCATCGGGCAAAAGAAAAACGTGACCTACGTGGATTTGATTGCCAGCGGCACGATTGACGAGAAGATTGTGAAGGCGTTGCGCGATAAGATTGATATCGCTACCCAGGTCCTTGGAGAGGAAGTCAAGCAATGGTTGATCTGATCCCCCTACGCAAAAAGTATCGCTATGAGCGACTGCAACGTCACGATGGCGCAGAAGGACGCACCTACGGCGATCAGAAACTGCCAAGCGTAACCCGCATCCTGGACGCCACCAAGGACAAGTCAAAGCTCGATGAATGGGTGCAGCGCGTGGGCCAGGAAGAGGCAGACAGGATTAAGAATACCGCTGCTACGACAGGCACGCACATGCACAATGTAATTGAACGCATGGTTGCGGGCAAATCCCTGCCCCGCCCTACCAACTGGCTCATGGTCAAAGGCTATGAGATGGGATATCGGCTTGTGATTGAGCAGCTTAAAGACGTCGATGAGATCTGGGGATCGGAGATTACTCTGTATTTACCGCAGCGTTATGCAGGGACCACGGACATGGTGGGCCTATATAAGGGTAAACCAGCGATCATCGACTTTAAGCAATCCAACAAACCGAAGCGCCATGAATGGATTACCGATTACTTTCACCAGCTATCGGCTTATGCCCTTGCGCATGAGGCTTTGCATGGTCCGATTGCCATGGGCGTTGTGATGGTGGCTCTTCAAACGGGAGGCACACAAGTTTTTACAACAGCAGGGCATGAGTTCGACAAGTACAAGCTTGACTGGCTTGAACGTGTCGAACAGTACTACCGCAACATAGCGTCGAATGGGAACAGCCTCTGAAGCATTTCCCTGGCCTGTGGATTAGGTTGCCCTGTAGGCCCTTGAGCCGTGGGCCTTGGTCTTCCAGGAGCAACTGCGTTGGAAAAGCTGGCTAGTCCTCGCGTCGGGGGCGCGGGAGGCGCGGGGCGTTTAGCAAAAAGACTTTGAGGCGCAGCTGCCGCCTCAGCGCCAAAGCTTCCAGGAGGGGTTTCCTCATAATCCGGTTGCGCAAGCACGTTAGTGGTTGACGCTGCAATGGGACCTGCCCCTACTGAAAGCAAAATGTCCACTGCACGTTGAGCGATGTTAGCCTGCGCATTTCTCGTCACGCCTTTGCGCATCAACGCTGCCATCACATCTTTATTGGCTGCGGCCTCCTGCAAGATAAGCTGCGCCTGCCCTGCTGGCATGCCCTCAAAGATCTTACGAAAAATACGCGAGCCTGCCCCTGCGGCGACCAAGGACCCAGGTCCTTCAGGAACGAGCGCACCACCGGCTGCTGCACCGGCCGCACGGTTGATGAAGTCATCAAGCGGCGAGGCAGGATCAATAACCTGATCAAGCGTTTGCCTCATGGTAATGGCTCTTTGGGCATACTCAATACGCTTGATAATCTCGCGTAGACGCGCTTCTTCGCCTGGAGCGAGCATATTGTTCTGGCGCATCATGCCAAAGACCGAAGGCTTTCCCGGCTGAGAAGGCATTAGGAAGCGTTTAAATTCTTCGGCATTAAAAAATGGCGTATCGACTTCAACCGTGCGGCCTGGGTTGGCGGGGTCAGGGAAGGTTTGCTTACGAAAGCCTCCAGCCTTCTCAAACATCAGGCTGTAGACAGCATTCTTAAGACCATCTTTTGCGCCTGGGACCTGCCCTGCCATAGTGACCAGTTCACCAAAGCGGCGGGCAGGATCATTGCTTCCTAACGCACTACGAACAATATCAACGGATGATGTCTGCGCTCCTGGTTGCACGGCTTGAGAGAAAGCTTGTTGCGTTTGCAGGTTTTTGGCAAGGAGATTTTGATTGCTTGTAAAAAACTTAAACGCATTTTCTAGGCGACCGATATCCTGAAACGTGTCAGTCAGGCCCAACTTATCCAAAAGAAGTTGGTTGTCCCGAACATAGGTTTGAATAGCAGCAGGATTGATGCGTGTAAAGTCAATTGGCTGGCCTCTGTCCATTAACGGACGAGATGGGTCAAGCGGATTGGGCATCTGTTTGGTGGTGAATAGACGCCTAAAATCCTGCTCAAAGAACCTACGCTGTGCATCAAGTATTGAATTGACTTTGGAGGACGCATCAACCTGTTTAGCAATCGGCAAAAGCTCGGCAATGGTGACAGTGTCTCCTGTCCGCATAGCCTCTTCAAAACGATTGCGTGCTGCAAGACCTTTGCCTGGGCCGGTAAGCCTCTCCCACTCAGCAATTTTGATGGCATCCTCTACTTCCATCATCCGCAGTGAGCTCTCATTGGCAGCTTTGCCTAACGTCTTGAAGGCCATGCTGACAAGCTCTTCGGGGGAATGCTTCATGCCGCCTTCGGCCGCTTTAGCCGTGACCTCTGCTGGGAAAGAACGTGAAAAGTAGTCGTTCAATGTGCGACTGAAAGAAGTGGCTTCTCTGAGCTCTGGGATCTTGGCCCGTTCCATATCTTTCAATAAACCATCGGCAATATTCCTGACAATACGCGCGCCGTCGTACTCTCCTTGAGAGGCAAGGATCCTGCCTCGTTCAAGCAATGTGCTACGCCATGTCTGGAGCTGTGCAACAGGCACGCCAGCCATCTTTTTAGTAATCGCTTCAAGATAGTCGGCTGGAATGGGTGAATCTATGTTACCTAATCGATACTCCATGCGATTAGCTAAATAGTCCCTTGTCAAAGATCCTTCTTTATACGTTTTAAGAACGTCTTGAAACTTTTCGGGATCTAGTTTTCCACCAAGAACATTAGCAAGGTCGTCTGCCAGATCAGCCTTCCCAATGGCTTGGATAACCGAGTTGTACCCGCTTGATCCAAGCGGAACGCCGCTTTCTAAAAAGGCAATCATGGTGTTTTGCGGTACCACGTTCTTGGGTACAACACGTCGCTTATCGCCTCGTGCTCCACGGAACATTCGTTGAAAAGCGGTGTTGTAAAGCTCGTTTTCCGATGCACGGAAATCTTTTAGCGCGTTGTATACCGCGCCCTCCATTTGACGGCCGATAGCTTCTCGTGTGCTTATCTCTCGTCCTGCTGGATCCTTAGTGACAAGCGGCGTAAGACGATCTCTGCGATCCTGCAATTGATTGGCTGCAATTGCAAAACGTGCATCCATCAATTCAGTTTGACGACGTCGCTCCATCTCTGCTGCTGCGCGGATCAAAGCAGGATTGTCCGTACCTACCATGGCCTCGATAAGGCCTTTATAGGCACGCATAGCGTCTTCGCCTTTTTTAACGACATCGCCACCAAACTTTGCGCTTTGCCGAGCAAGTCCTGCTTCCAGTGTAGAAAGCGTCAGACTGCCTGTGAACTGTGACGCCGTACCTTCCGCTCCTGACGGCAGGAGCCCTGTCTCCGTTAAGCGGCGCATTAGTTCCGCTGGATTTTCGCTGTAAGCTTTTTGGAGCTCAGGGTCATTGATGATTCGGTAAAGCGTATCAGCGGCTTGGCGTTCGCCCATCTTTTTGCTGAAGTCTCTCCAGTTCCGTGGGTCAAGCACCGGGGCAGCATCAGCAACTGCACGCGTCAGTGTTTTTGAAAGAGAGGGTAAAAGACCGCCGCTCAACTCAAACAAAAACTTCACGCCTTCTGGCGAAACCGTGGGATCCGTTGAGTCACCAAAGGCTACGCCTTGAGGAAAATACTTCTCTGCCGCATAACTGCCTGTCGCAGCACCAAGCCCTGATGTTGCCTCTCCTGTGCTAAAAAGAACTCGGGGAAGAACCCCAGGTTGTCTGGCTGCGCGGCCATAGGCCGAAGTCATTTGCGTAAAGAAATTGGTGATCGCAGCCGGAGCGTCAGCAAGACTTCCTGACGTGGGCGTAGCAAGCCTTCTTGCGGTAAGAAAGGGTGCAG